ATCCGTGCTGCCATCCCATCCAGCGGTCAGTGAGGCCAGCGCAACGGACTCTTTCAGCACATAGATCGTGTTGTTGCTAATCGCAGTCGTGCTCGTGGCCGATGTGCCAGGGGCTGTAATACCCAAGGCGCAGTCGTACATTGAGCCGTTCAGATCAGCAATACCGCAGTTCTGGCCGTTATGGGTTGTCTTGGCGAATGGCACGCCACTACCGGCAAGCGGCTTATTAGCGTTGCCAGAGTCGCCTGCAGTCGTAAACGACACGCCTGCATCGTTGGTATCGCCGAGCGCGTTGTTGTTACAGCCTTTCGGGAAGTTTGTTGTGCCGCTAGCATCGTACCAAGCACAGGCCGTAGTGCCGGTTGCCGCCTGAGCATGAGCCAGCGACAGGATCGCCAGCGCACCAAGCATGAATGCCGAGCACTGGTTGTATTGGCTACCACGCGCACGGCCTAGCACCACAGCGTCAGCCAGAATGCCAGTGCAGCCGGTCATGGTGGACGATGGGTTATAGCTGGTGCTTGTGGTCAGGCTGATCGGCGACTGGTTCTTCACTGAAACCGCAGAATCACCCGACTTGCTGTTCAGGTACTTATCAAAAAAGAAGCCCGACTTCTCGGCCCCGCCGTCGATAAACGCACGGTGTAACACATACCCTGCCGCATTCGCTGACGCGGTATCGCTGAACTGGTCGATCCCTGCGATCTCAATGCTGTTTGCGCCGTAAGTAGCGTATTGCGGCGCACTGGCATTAGCCACCCGGTAATAGAACTTCGGTACAAACACCATGACTGAGCCGTTGGTGTGCTGGTAGTTGCCGTAGTTGTCGTGGGTTTCGTCATCCGTGCCGGTCATCACCGACAGCCCAGCAGTAGCAAGGTCGGATTCCGGGTAGATACCCACGCCAAAACCCTGCGTGCCGGGTGTACCGATGACCCCATCCGTGATAACAAATTCCAGCACCACAATCGAAAACTGACGCCCATTGATTGTGAGTACGTCAGTACCGAAAGCACCATCGGCAACATAGGTGATCACGTCATCTGTGATCGAGACAGAACCAAGCACAGCAGTGGCCGTGTACGTGGTTTCGTTGTCGTAGTTGGTGATTTGGCCGGTGATCTCGCCGCCTTGGTAAACTTCGGTGGCGGACCAGTTGACTTGCACGGAGGCTTCACTGCCGGGCAGCGTATCCCCTGCCGGCAGCTGCTTGATCTCACCCCCAATCAGAACCAGTGGTCTGCGTAGGGTCATGGTTACAGCTCCACATAGCCATCGTCATTGGTCACCAGCTCAGTGGCCGACTTGGCATAGCCAAGGTATTGGCTGATGCTGCCGACATTTCCAGCGTCGGTTTCAACAAGAGGAGTGGCAATCACCCCACCAGCAGTGCCCAGATAGTAGCGAACGCCTGGGGTCAGGCCGCTCAGGTTTGAATTGATGCCATCCAGTGGGTACACCGTAGCGGGAGCGGCGAGCGATACAGATGCGGCCACATACCCGTCAGCCTGCCGTCCATTGGAGTTGTCCGCCAGCCGCACAGAAAATGTGCCGCCATCGTCGTGGAAGTTGACGAAATCGCCCGCTGACAAAGCCTCAGACGCCGTAGCCTGGACGGTATCGGCCCCAATGCCGACCGGCATAAAAGACTGATTGAGTCGCCCTGCGCCATCCAGTGCTGGGATTTTCCCGGCGTCAGCAGCACCCGCTGAGGAAGTGATTGCAAAAATCTGCTTTGTTTTGCCCGCAACGCGAGCCAGAAAACCCTGTGCCATGGTATTACCTCATAGAGCTATTGGGGGTTGTGTATCATAGAGCTATTGGTGGTTGTGTATCAATGATGATTTCAGTTGCGGATGTAGCCGACCCAAGCTCAAGGTCAAAGCCTGATATCGGCGGGGTTTGAGTCAGTGACCCGTTTGCGCCCAGCCAGATCCTGCCGATCGACCAGTTCCAACCAGCATCTACCAGCCGTCCAAGCCGCTGCACTAGCACCGACCCGCCATCAACCCCGGCGGATACCGACACGCCAAGCAGTAAATCAATATGCTCCGAGTCGTGCGCGTCCAATGGGTACACCTTTCCGTCCAGCTCATACACTGCCCGTAGGGCGCTGATAGCTGCGCCAGCAGTGGCAGTAACTGTCGAGTCGCCCGGAGGCCCTGGCGGGCCTGGCGCCCCGATCGCCACCTCAATCTGTGGTGCTGGGTAGGTCTGAATCTGCACATCGGTCGTGGTGGTGCTGATCTCCACCCCTGCCGGTCGCGTCTGTGACACCGCAATCTCAGACTGCGGCACCAGCGCAACCTCGATCCATGCGGTTGTCATCGGGTCACGTCCTCAATCACGGGCTGGATGAACGTCTCAGAACTGGTGATTACTCCACCTTCTGTGATCTCGATATCGATCAGGTGGAAGTCGGGGCGCTCATAGTTGCCGGCCTGCCAGCCGCTGGTATCCGGATCGACCGGTGCAATAGTGAATCGCCCAGGGTTTGCGGTTTGATCCGCTGCGGCTGTTGCGCTCAGTTCTGCCACCAGATCACCACGGCGTGTGCGGATCTGGGCCCGCATTGTTTTGCCCGTCAGGCTCACAGGCGTGCCATCGATCTTGTAGGTGCAGGTGAGCAGATACGTGTCACCGCGCTTGAACGGTGGCAGCTTGGGAGGTGCTGACATGGTGATTTCCTGTTGTGGGGTGTTAACTGGATGCAGGCATTCTGGCGGCGTCTACGGTGACCATGCCGCAAGCGGTTGATGCTATTGATTTTGTTATGAGCAGACCTAGGCTTTTGCGATCATATAGTTTGAGCAGCCCGCTGCGCAGGCCTACCAGAATGTAATCCTTTTGCATCGCGCACCCGGAGATTTCCTCGTCCTCAGTGAGGATAGTTATTCCGTTTGGGCTGGTGCCGTTGTATAAGCGTACCGACCTTGAAGCTATGCCGCCGAATGCATGGACCTCGACTCGCTGATCGCCCCAGCCGTGACCTGAGCGGGGCACGTCGAAGTCACCTGCAACATCTCTGGCTGACACTCCTTCATCGTCTCGACATATGAAGTCCAAGCGATTCCCACCCGCATTACCATTGTTGAATGTAAAAACAACCATGTCGGCCATGCCAGAGGCCGCAAAACAGCTGCCAGCATAGTACGAGTTGGATCGCGTGTAAGTTGCTGCCGTTGATCCGTCAGGATTGTGCTTCGTGAAAACCATCACGCCCGGGAAATTTGTGCCGTCAATATAAACAGACCAGATATGGTTTTTTGTTGCTGCCACACCGGGCACTCCGAGCGAGTTTGGCTCTGATATAAGATCATCCCCATTGAATCTAAGCGTTGGTGTGATTATTGCATACCACACCCAAGGCAATCTGTCGTATATGCACATCTGATTAAAGTACGGCCCGAACCCTTGTGCGGAAATCGAGCCAGAATCTCGCAAATCTGGTGGTTTAGTCGCGCCTATTGACATAGCAACATCAGCAGGCGGACCTAGTATTCGTGCGGCAGCCACAAAATAAAAATCCAACGCGCACGGCCTCGGATCGCTTTTGAACCCAATCACCAGCGGCTCAGCCCACGACTTGGACTGCATCTCGATCAGTACCTCGTCGCCCTCTTCGAATACATCCATGTCGCAGTCCTGATACTTGGCTTTAACACCGTGAATCATGCCGCTCGGGTTGATGACAAGATTCTGCGCGGATGATCTCGTTGGCTCAAGCTGTATGCTGCAAGTGCCCGCATCGCGGTCGATTGCAGTGATTGCGCCAAATCGGTACGTGGGCTTCCATCGCTGCCAGCCTGGCAGCAGTGCCGCATTGAGATATGCCTGAGCGCCACTCATCAACAGCCGTTCGATCATCTGGCCATCACGGGCCTGATCGTACACTGCACCGCCACCGAAGCCCGGCTTTATCAGTATCGGCATCAGCGGCTCGCCTGGCACTTCAGCTGTGCCGACTTCGCCGCTCATATCGGGCTCACCATCAGTGCACCACGCCTCAATTACTGCGTCGGTTTCGAGCTTTTCAAGGTTTGCTTTGCGAAGCCGAAGTTCAGCACCTTTCATGATCAAGTCTGATTTTTGGCGCTCAGCCCTATCGAGCGTCCTGCGATCCTGTTCGACTTCGACGACCGCGGCGTTTACACGCTCGGAGATATCGAGCACCTCTTCCACCTCGTCCCCTTCCTCGCCTTCTGGATCAGAGTTGGGGTCGGGATCTGGTGGATTATTCAGCTCATTAATGAGCACATTAAGTGCGGCCACCTTTGCGTTCAGCTGGTTCTGCAGTTCGATTATCGTCGCTGTCGCCTCGAGTAAAGCCAGCTGTTCGCCCTGCAACAGGAAGTTGATCTCGGCGATCCTGTCATCACGCTTCAGCGTGCCGTTATCCAGCTCGATTTTGTATCGTCCAGGCTCAATCTGAGAGATGATCCGCGCCTTTCCCATTACTCACATGCCTCGCAGAATCGGTCAGATTGGGTTGCGTAGTAGTTGATATAGTTCACGGTGAATGTGCGACCTCTGGCGTGCGCTGTCATGCCGGGGCGCAGGAACAGATCGACATCCGCCCGAACGCGCAGCTTGCCGTTAGTCTCGCTAGTGGTCCTGATGTTGATCAGCGTCAGATCTGCGCCAGTTGCTGTGTTCTCAAGCCTGGCATATCCGCTCATTGTCGCCGTACTGTTGCGCGGGCCTGACTGCGCGGTCAGCGTTTGCATAGGGCCTGAGATAATCGGCTCTGACCGGATCGCGCCATCATCGAACCTGAAGCCCATGCGTATCTCCATGCGCTCGCCTTGCCGCTCAGCGATGGCGTCAGCCAGCGGCTCATACGCGGGCACAACGGCATTCAGGTAGCTGCTCACATCGCCCTGCCGCGCAGTGGCTTGCCAGCTGCTGATCGGGATGGTGATTGGATCGGTATCGCCAAGCACAAGCAGGTAGATAGCGCGATCCTTGTCCACACCGGCAGCTGACCAGTCGTTGAAACCATCAGCGGCCGCCGTGAAATCGAGCGTGGCTGCAACAGTCCCTGCATTTCCTCCGGCTTGGCCTGTGCCCTGTGCCGAAAAGCCCAGTTCGGCGGCTGCTGTGCCGTATATGCCTTCTGCTGCAAACACAGTAATATCCAGCGTCGCATCGACCACACCAGCTAGGGCCACCCAGCCTGATGCGCTGGCATCAAAGTCGAGCGTTGCGCCAGTGTAAACCGGTTCTTGGCTGTCGCTCATGTCGATGGCGTTGAGTGGTGGCGTGTATCCTGCAGACAGGTCTATGTTGATAGTCATGGCACGACTACCCCAACATCAGACATCACGTAAGGGCCGACCGTTTTAATCGCCAAGTAAGTCGTTGTGCCCTGCATAGGATCTGCATCTTGGGCATCGATCGTTAACCAAACGCTATCGGTGGACTCTGAGTTGTCTATCTGAACAGTGAATGATCCGTCGGCAGCATTGTAACTACCAAAACCGGATTCCCCGGATGATGATCGCGCTGTGATATCAACGAAATTGGCACCTGATGGCACATTATTGATTACGCCATCAATCTGATAACGCGCCATCTCACACCCCGCCGATTGTGATCGTAAACGCCGTAATCGCCACTGGCGTGCCTGCCACTACATTGACGCTGTTGAGGTTCAGGTCGCCGCTGCCGTCGTCTGCAACGGTGATGTGGATTGCAGGTGCGCCGTCACGATCCAGAACACGCGCCCAGCCAGCAGTCCCGGTAGCGTCGGCGGTTGGGTCACTGGTGATCGCATCCATGGTGAGCACGCCATCGGTCACAGTACCTGCCGTTGTGGTCATCGTCAGCGTTGCAAGCAGGGTGTCGGATACCGGATCGCCGAGCGCAGGAACAGTAGTGCCGGTGTAGATTTCAATGGTCGGATCACCGGACGTGCCATTGGTGACGGCACTCAGGATTTCGTTCGCGATTGCAGTACGCAGTACGGTTGTCAGTTTCATACGCTCAGTTTCTCCAATACGAGTATGCGCGCAGTCGCCTCGCCGCGCTGCTGCGAAAGGAATTCAAGTACTGCTTCAAAGCAGCCATCTAACGTACTGATTATTATTCGGTTGTGTGTTCTGAGCAGGCGCGATGCCGTGGCGTATTCCGCTTCGCTCGCTGTCCAGATGATGGTGATGGTTTGATCTGACGGACTGTGGCCGGTGTCATTGAGTGCATAGCCGCCATCGAGTGTCGGTATGCGATTCACTCGCCGGGTCATGGCGCGCAGATCGCTGTTTGATTTTGGTCGCCGGATCACGAGCACCGCGAGTGGGTCAAACCGCTTGGATGTAATGGATATCATCTTCAAACCCCCAGCAGCATGGCGTGGCCTTCGGCGTTGACCCGCACTTGCAGTGTTTCAAGGATTTCCCACATGAACGCTTCCAAATGAGGCTGAAGCCCCTCGCCATTGATCGTGATCGCAGCATCACCGCGGGCATATGCTTCGGCTCTCTGCCGTAGCAGCTGGGTCTGCGCATCCATCTGATCGACCTGGGCGCGGGTGATCTCCTGCTGCATCCGTATCGCTTCGTCTCTGCGTGCCTCTTCGTTCCGGACGATCTCCATGATCTCGCGGTAACCACTGGATGATGTACTGCTAAAGCCGGTCAGCAGCTCGGCAAGGCCAACCAGCGTCTCGCCTGTGCTGTTGACTGTTTCACCGATCGAGGAAATGATTGCCCTTGCGGTTTCACCTTGCTGCCGCATCTGCTCGATATCGATCTCAAAGGTGAGCTCCATTTCGCGTATGCGTTCGTTGCTCGCGATTTCTTCAAGTGCAAGCTGGAAGTCATAAAGCTGCTGCGTTTGTGCCAGTAGCTCCTCTTTTGCTTCCTTCCGAAGAGCTACTTCTTTTTTCAGCTCAACTTCTTGTTTCCGTTGTTCCTCAGCGACTTCAGAGCGAACATCTTTTTCATTATCCAGTTCATCAATCCAACCCTTCTGGTCGGCCAGAAGAAGAGCCTTCACGTACGCTTCACGCTCAGTAACCGTGAGCTGGTTATACTGCTCAGACGTCAGAGCACGGTATGCCTCAACCTGATCGAGTATCGTTTGCTTGTATTCTTCCTGACGCTGCGCCCTGTCCTGCTCTTCCAGCGCAGCGATCTGAGACTCCATTCGCGATCTGGCTCGCTCTTCGGCGACCTGCTTTTCAGCATCTGCTAGCTCTTGCGCCTTTTTGCTGACGCCATCCATCGCCTCTGAAACAGAGTTGTACCCTTCCGCTTGCTCGATTGTGATGCCGTACGTTTCTTCAAACACGTCAGCCAAGTACGATACATCGCCGCCAAGCTCCTTGGCTTTTACGATCATGTCGCCCCAGGTTTCCGTCATGCCGGCGGCTTGAGACCACAATTCATCTACGCGCTTTGACTCTGCAATCTGAGCATTCAGCCGGCTGACGCCCTCTGAAAAATCAACGATCGCATACGCTGCAGCGCCAAATACCGCCAACAGCCCAGTCACTGGGTTGGACAGCACAGCTGTCAGCCTGGTTAGGCTGCTGATCGCCAGCCCTGCCTGTTTGGCGCCACCCAGAACAGCAAGGCCGCCGCCGACTGTGGCGAGTACATTACCAAGCCCGCCCATAGCAGGAAGCAATGCATCAATACCCGTGGCAAAGCCGAGGATCTGGCCGGCGAAGTTCTGAATGCCCTCATCGCCTTTGTTAATCTGATCGATCAACTCGGCAATGGTGCGGATGAAGGGACCCAGCCCTTCGACTGCGCCAGCGGTGACATTGGTCAGGGCGGCTACGCCATCCACGATTGCCTGGATGACAGCAGCAAGGTCTTCAGCATCGGTCAGATCCAGATCACCGAACAGGCCACCGATGGACTGGCCAAGATCATCAAAGGCCGACAGCAGCACATCAAAGTCGATCTGCTCAAGCGCGTCAGGCAGCGCAGCGGCAATGCCGCTCAACAGCTCAGTGACACGTTCCTTTGCATCCTCTGCGCCTTCGTACAGCTCATCGAACGCGCCGCCTTTGAACTCAAAGCTGACGGTCTTGAACAGGTTTGCCAGCTCACCAACGATGTCGCTGTAGCCGTCAAGCAGCGGCTCACCCGCGTTGATAAACGTGGCCTGAATGGTGTTGGCCAGGTTCTGGTTAATTGACTCAAATGACTTGCCAAGCTCTTCGTTTGCAGCCGCCGCCAGACCGGCACGGTTTGCCTGTGCTTCAAGCGCAGCGGCAAACGCACCTGAGTTGTCGTTTGCCAGCGCCAGCGCAGCCTGCAGTGCGTTACTGCTGCCAAACAGCTTTGACATCTCTTCTGCACTGCCGCCTGTTTTGGCCTGCAGTACTTCCATGACGGCCTGCAGTCCATCACCAGCCAGCGTGGTATCACCCAGCGCAACTTTCAGCTCGTCAGATGGTTTGATCAGTTCGCTCAGCAGTGCACGCAACTTTGTGCTGGACTCTGCCGTGTTGCCGGTTGTGATAGTCAGCGCAGACAGGGTTGCAACAAGGTCATCAAACGGCACTTCAGCCGCAGACGCCACACCAGTGATCTTTCCGAGGTTTGTAGCCAGCTCCGGCAGGTTGGTGTTACCGGTTTGCACCGCAGCAAACAACGCGTCAGAATAGTCGGCGGCCTGCTGTACGCCGTCACCGTAAGCGTTGAGCGAGCTTGTGAGCAGCGCCGTCGTGTCGGCCAGATTGGCACGGCCGGCCGTAGCCAGTATCTCAGCATCGGCGACCAACTTGACAGCGTCGGCGTAGTCGGTACCGGTGGAGATCGCTTTGTAAACTGCCTGATTGATCTCCTCGATGCTGGAAGTGGATACCACCGCATAATCAAGGATCTCATCACCCAGGCCTTTGACCTGATCCTGAGTGGCATTGAATAGCGTGCCGATCTCTTTGACGCTGGTCTGGAACTCACCGGCCTGATTGACTGCAACGCCAGCCATGGCCAGCCCGACACCAACAAGCGCCGTTTCGGCTGCCAGTATGGTTTTGGTCCAGTCCGCCATCGGGCCGGTCACGCCTCCCACTTTACCCTGCAGCTCGTCCAGGCTTCGCCCGACGCTCTGCACAGTAGGGCCGACGTTATCGACACCGGCAAAGATGATCTCGATTGTGCGTTGCAGGTCAACGGCCATTATTTTGATTCCCGAGTTGCGGCTTTGTGGTCGTAGTAGATGATCCAGAGCTCACGCTCTGAAGGGGTCAGGTAACCCTCTGGGAAAAGATCAGGCCGCACCTCGAACAGGAAGCGGCCCCGCAGATCACAGAGAGTCAGGGCGTCTCTGACGTCTTGCCTTTGCCAGAGGGACGCCGCTTTACCACGGCGGCTGCACCCATGCCGGTCAGCCGGCTGATTTCAAGCCAGAGTTTTTTGAAGGCCACCGGGAAATGCTCGGCAATATTCACCACGTCCTGCAGTTGCAGCTCGGGTGCGACTACGCCAATCCGGACCATCTCCAGCTGCTTCTTCAGTGTGGCTTCGATGTCGTCACCGCCGATGATGCCCAGCACCTCAGCAGCCACTTCGGCCTTATCCTGGTCAGCACCACCGGCCAGTCGCTTCAGCAGTTCCTGTGCCGCGTTGCCCACCGGGATCGCGTTCTCGGCACGGTGCAGGTCGTTGCTGCTCAGCATGCGGATGGTGAAGACGGGTTTAACGCCATCAGGGAAGAAGTCGACCAGCTCCGGCAGGAGAACGTCATCCTGCCGGGGCTCGAACTTCGCCTGACGAAAAGCGTTCAGGTCAAAGCTCATGGGGTTATGCTCCTACCGGTGAGGCTTTTTCGGAAGCGGACACTGTGCACGCCATGGTCATTGCGCCGGATGCCGGATAGCTGCGGTTCACACCAAGAATGCCCTGGTACACGAATTTGACGCCGGTACGGTAGCGGTTGGGCAGGAACTCGAACCACAGGTTCTGGCCTTCCAGCTTCGCCAAGGTGTCGGTGATACCGTCGTTCATGGCGTAAGTGAACGAACCCTGAGACAGGGAGCGGGACACTGAGCCGATGGAGCGGCCGTAGTAGGACTCGGACGATACCGAGAACGCCTCTTCAGGCACCACGTTGTCACGCGTCGGCTCGATGTCCTGCAGCAGCGGCGTTGCGTAGCTGGCATAGACGCCTTTGGGCTCGTCACCGGCATGTATGGCCGGAAGCGCGCCAGCAAACACGACCTTGCCTTCGTAGCTGTTGACTTCGAACAGCGGGGCGTCGTAACGCTCCTGATGCAGACCGACCACCTGGAAGATCTGACCAGCGGTGACCAGCGCGGATGCCTGAGCGTTCAGGCGCACCTGGCCCACTTCGATGGAGCCGACCGGAATGTAAGGCGGGCCACCGGCTGCGCCGCGGGTCTCGCTGAATGCGGTGCCTTCAGCACCGACCACCACAGCGATAGCGCCAGAGCTATTGATAGTGATGGAGTTGATGACGTGGGTGCTGGTGGATGCACGGGTCAGGACCACAGCGGTATCACCGCCTACAGCAATCTCGGCGCCGCCAAGATTGCACAACACCGCCTCGACCGCCACGGTATCGACCGCTGCCCCCGGGGTGATAGCGCCGCCATTGATCACGCCGTCAGGCTTTACGTCCGGCTCAAAGCCAGCGCGGCCAGACCACGGCGCGGCCAGTCCTTCAAAGGTTTTTGAGTCACCGGTGTCGAGCAGTGCATCCATCGAGTAGGACTGCTGGCCGGTTTCCATGCGCAGCAGCGCATTATCTGCGTTTGCCATGTTGTTACCTCATGTCGTTGATGTGCGCGGTTGCGCGGTTTTGGAAAATCGTGCGCACGAAGGCGCGGAACAGGCCGGTTGGACTGCTCTGAAATGAGTGTCAGGGGTTGGGTGTTACTGGCTGAACGGGTCGCCGTGCTTGGTGTGGTAGGTGATCTCAACCTGCAACGACAAGCCGACAACGCGCAGACCGGCTTCAGGCGTCAGCGGGATCATGCTGCTTTCGGTCATGCTGTCGGCCAGGCCTGCAAATGTCGGGTCAGGCTCGCCGGTGGCCGGGTCGTTGAACAGCGCCAGCACCAGATCGCCATACATTCCGGACACGGCCGCGGCCGGTGATGCGTAACCGCTGGCATCCTGCCGGATGTACTCAACGGTCAGATCCATGGTGTGCGTCAGGCGGCCGTAGTCATCACGACTGGTTTCTTGTGTCTGATCCCACACGCAGACGAACTCGAACTCGTCCTCGTACTGTTCACGGCGCAGCACCGGCACGCTGGTCAGCGGTGCCAGTCGGGCCATGACGGCCTGCACAATCTGTTCGCGGATAATCACAGCAGCCCCCGGTCAATGAGTGAAACCTGTCGGTCGAGTTCTTTCATCATCGCTTCCATCGCCAGCTCGTTGGCCTTCTCAGCCAGCCCTGGTGTCTGCTGGTAGATGGTCGGAATGCCCGGGCCTTCCTTACGGCGCCACGGGATGCGCCTGCCCTCTTTGTACTTCGGTGAATCGATGTTGACCTCGAACACACCGGAATATCGGGACTTGATCAGCGATGCGATAAACGCGTGCTTGTACTTCTCGCGCTTGCCGTCACGCCATATCTTGAAGCTGACGCCAGACTTTCCGACAGGTTTGGCGCCATACTTCAGCAGACTGATCGGGCCACTCTTCAGAATCAGCTTCGCCTGTGCCGACCCCATGGTGCCCAGACTGGCGAGCCTGAACGAAGTGTGCTCGCGGATATCCGCCTTTTTCAGTGCCGCCTTGGCGTAGATGCCATCAACCACATGCTTGCGGACCTGCCGGGTGCCGTGGTTAACCGCTCGCATCACCGCCTTTTCAGCGCCGTTGCGGTACCCGTACAACACGTCACGAACGCGCTTCAGGTCACCCTCGTCAATCCGGATCGGCTGGCTGTTGCCCACTACCCTGCTCATAGATCCTCACTCACGACCACCCTCACGGTGTAGCCGTCATTCGCAACCTTGGACTCCACTCGCCAGACCGTGGTCTCGGTGTGGATCAGGTCCCGCTTTTTGAGATCACCGACATCATCAACAAGCATCTCTGCCTCTGTGCGCCTTTCAGCAGTGTCAGTGTCGCCCGCGGATACCAGCTGGATATCACGCATGATGTGTACCAGCACATTCTCAATGAGTTCTGTAACACCGTACTTCTCCAGATCGCAGGGCTCACCGCAGCGCACAAGGTTGCGCCGGGCTGCTCGTTTCATGGTTTTTTCGATGGACATAGTGGCTACCTCCGCACACTGAAACGGCCCCATCTGGAGCCGTTTGGATTTGCAGAGATTAGCCGGTCAGCTTCACGACTGCGCCCGGGCGGGTGCAGAGGAAGATCGGATTGGACTGGGACTGCAGCTTCATGCCGGTATCAAACTCCAGCGGCTGCATCTTGGAGTAGTACGGCAGGCCGTTGGTGTTGACGGTCTCCAGATAGTTGGCCGGTGCGAAGCGACCAATGAACAACTCGGAGACGCCTTCCGGAATGGCGTAGGCTTCATCGTCACCGATGAACTTGTTGCCACCGACCTGGCCGCGGTACTGCTCGAAGATCGCGCCACCGAACTCGAAGCCTCCGCGCGGATCGTTACGCAGCATTTCGCCGTTGTTCCAGCGCTCCCACGCCGGCGCAACCTTGTCGTGACCGATCAGGTTCTTGAAGTAGTTGCGACCACACAGCACGCGCACGCCGGTGAAGCTCACGCCGCCCAGCTTGTCCTCGATCAGATCGAGCAGACCCAGCACTTTCTCACGCACCTTGGTGGTGGCAGTGCCCAGCACCAGACTGTGAGTGGTCTGGCTGATGCCGAACTGAGTCAGCAGGTTGACCAGCACGGTGGAGCCGTCGGAGTCCAGCAGCTGCCCCTTGGCCGCACCGATCATCAGGTGCTCCAGAGTGGCATCGATCTGACGGCGGTGTTTCGCCAGGTGGCGATTCACAACAGTCTGCACGGATTCGACTTCAGTCTCGGAGCCGAACGCACGCACGTTCTGGATCTCGTCCGCCATGACGGCGCCAGTCTGCGGCAGGTGCAGGGTGTTGAACGGGATCATGGTGCGCTTGTCGCCCACGACCACCTGACCCGGTGCGCCACGGTCGGCAGCCGCCACCAGCCCCAGAGTAGCGCCGTCTTTCTCGATGCTGATCTGGGTGGTGGTGATGCCTTCGTTCTGGAACATGCCCAGCTGGCCCATACGGCCAGGAACGTGCGGCTGTTCGGCGATGGATGCAGTCAGGCTCTGCAGGCTGAAGGCATCGTCGTTGAAAATATCCAAAGATGGCATAAGTGTATCCTCTTGAATTGGGTACAAAAAAACCGCCCTGTGGCGGCTTTATCGTTAAGCGGTTGGGTTATCGAACGATGATGCCCAGCGCGGCCAGTGCGGCGGTGCCTGCGGCGTCGTTGTCGGTCAGAAGCGCGCCCTTCACTTCAGCATCACGCGCAACAGCGACACCGGTGGCGTCGGCGGTGGATGCGTCGACCGCTTCGTACAGGATGGCGGCAGCGGTTTCGGAGCCGTCGGTAGCAGTGGCGTCATACGCGGTGTACTTGCCGCTTGCGGTGATCTTGCCCAGCACCTGGCCTGCCGGGAATGCACCGCCGGTCAGAGTGATGGGTTCGCGGGAACGGGCGCCGTTAGCTTCTGACAGCAGAAATTCACCGGCACGGGTGGCTTCGGTAGTTGCCATGATGTTTAACCTCTCTGGTTATTGAGTTGTGCGTAAGCCTTTTTGGAATCAGGCTGTTTTGCGGTTGTGCCCGTACCGGGCGTGGTGTGATTGTCGAGATCCTGATCGACCAGGGCTTTCGCCTCGGCCACAGCAACCCCGAGCATCTGAATCGGGTTGTCCAGGTGGGCCATCAGTGCGCCAGCGTCGATGCCGGATGCCTTGGCGATATCCTTCACTTCAGCGGCCAGCTTCAGGCGCTGTTCAACTGCGGCCATCGGCAGCTTGGCCTGAGCCATCGGAACGGCCAGCGCTTCAAAACCGGCTTCGGCGCAGCGGGCAATGATGTCGTCAGCAGTGGCAGCAACTGGGTTCTTGAAGGCTTCGAGTTCAGCCAGCGCCTGTTCATGTGATGCTTGAAGTGTTTCGAGTTCAGCCTTGTAACTGTTGGCTTGTGCCTGGGCGGCTTCAGCCATCTGTTCGGCAGCACGAATGTTGCCCTGCATCTGCAGCTGCTGCTTGAACTGCTTGGGATCGGCGCACGCGACCGCTTTCAGGCTGTCGTGTTTAGCGGTGGCCATGCCCCAGCCAATCGCATCGTCGGCGGTCATGTAGGTGTCGCCACGGTCGAGCAGCTGCTTGATTTCGTCGGCATCTTTGCCGGTACCGACCACATAGGCTTCGATGATGGCGGCCTCAACCTTGCCCATGGCCTCGGCCATCTCTTCCATCTCGGCCTTGGTGTAGAACCCTGCCATCCAGCCTGCTGGGTTGTGCACCATCAGAGTGGCGCCGATCCCCATTGTGCGGGTGTCGCCGGCCATCATGATGACAGTGGCAATGCTGGCCGCCATGCCGGTCACAGTGATGTTCACGGTGGCCTTGTGGTTGCGCAGGTAATTCATGATGCGGATACCGCTGGCCACGTCACCGCCGGGGCTGTTGAGCTCCAGTTCGATGGTGTCCAGTTCACCCAAGGCTTCGATGGCATCAATGAAGTCACGGGCCGGTTGTTCGCCGGTCCAGTCTTGAATCCAGTCCGGCGCCCAGTCGGAGCCGATTGCGCGGTCAATGATGACCTTGGCCGCCCGGTCTCCGGTGGCCTGTGCTTTAAACCATGGCATGGTTATTCCTCTTCAGGTTGGAGACCTGCTTGCTGTTCCAGGTCGCGTTTGCGTTTGCGGGCATCGACGTTCTTGCGCTGGACTTCGCTGGCTCGGTAGCCGCGCTTGGCAACGGCGGCATCCAGTGATTCGAGGTCGTTCTCGATCTCGGTCACGGTTGCGCTCACGTCTTGTGTCGGGTGGATATGCGGCCAGCGGTGGGTTCGCCAGTCGCGCTTGTTGTAATCGTCGTATCGGTCGGCGTAGCCGGCAGCGCTGACCAGTCGGGTAGCAACGCACTGGTCGGTGAACCAGAAAGCCACGCGCTCACAGATCTGGTGGATGACCAGGTGGTCCTGCGCCATTTCAATCTCACGGCGGTATTCCTGAATCATCGCGCGGTAGATGCGGTCGTTGACGCCATCCCAGTCGCCGGTCATCAACTGGTACAGCGACTTGGCACCAGCCGCGATCGCCAGTAACTGCTGCTTTTGGAAGTCCTTGTATCCGCTGCCGGTGTTGTCGCCATCAAACAGGGTCAGCTTTTCGCCGATTGCCCCGCTGATGATAGTGCCGGGCTGAGCGTTGATCTCGGGCACATCTGAGTCGTCGGCCAGCGGCTCACCGGTGATCGGGTCAAACTGCCAGTCGTTGTCGCTCTGGTACTCTTTCTGCAGGAAACCAGTGAACGGGGCGCGGGTCTCTTTGCGCTTGAGCTCGCTATCTTCGTAGGTGTCGTAGGTGTAGGCCCGCAGCAGGGCCGGCACAATATCAGGCTCACCGCGCACCTGCCCCGGTCGCAGCGGTAGGTAGTGATGAATCACCTGATCGGCCGGAATGCGGATCGGGTTGTTGACGCCCATGCTGGTGTTGTCTTGCGGATGCTCGGGATACATCCACACGGCAGCCAATCGGCCCCGAGCGGTGTATTCCTTGCCGGCGATGATCTTGTTGCCGTTCTGCAGCGTCTCATTCATGTCGAGCGGGACGTGGTCCGGTTCGATCACCTGCAGCTGAATCGGCACGGTCAGGCCCCAGGCAAACGGGCGGTAACGCACACGGATGAATACCTCGCCAGCGGTGCGGCGGCAGCGGACTGCCTGCGCCAACTGGCCGTAGAAATCCAGTGAGCCATCGGCGCAGCTCTGGCCCGTCCACGGCAACCACAGCTGCTCCAGCCGCTCGTTGAATGCCGTGTCGGAGCTCTCGAACATCGGCACAATGCCGGTGCCAATCTCATTGGATACGTTGCGGTCAATCGCCTGGCGAATCCATGGGTTGTTGCGGTAGCTCTGGCGGCTGCGGTTGCGCAGCGTATTGAGCGCCGGGGTGAGCGCACGGTTCGGGCCGGTGGCCGGAGCGGTCCAGCCGGATGCGCGGCGGCCGTGCGTAGCGCCTTCGTAGGCTTGAGCGCGGGTCGCTACCGGCAGGCCGTTCTTGATGCGGACGCGGGGCTTGCTCACGTCATACCCCCTTGCTCACGTTCATGCGGAAGGCCCGGCGCGGTCGGCGGCCGGCGGCGGCTTCCAGGTATTTGCTGATGATGCCTTCCGCTTTGATCAACTCATCCATTGAGCGATAGGTAACGGACTTGCCATCGGCAAAGGTGACTTGCTTCTCACCGGTGGCGATCGCTTCGCGGATGCTGATCAAGTCGTCTTGGGTGTAGGCCATCAACCTATCCTGCCTCTGGTTCTGCACCGCTTGCGTTCTGCCGGCGGTGTCGCGGTGGATTTGCGGGTGGCTGATCGGACGCCGTCAGCCTGGATCTCGGTGTTGTTGTCCCAGTCGCGGGCCCAGGGTGGCGGCGCCAGCCAGTTGATCTTGTCGTAACCCCTCTTGGTGGCGGCGGCATCGGCGTAGCACATTAAGTCGAACGCCTCGTTGTTGGCCTTGCCGGGCTTGCTCCACTTGCCGTCAGGGCTGCGCTGCTCGTAGGTCAGTTCCTCGAAGAACCATTCCCCCAGCCAGTCCGGCCAGTGGCAGTAGTTCGGCCCCGGCTCGGTTCGCTCCATGGCGTTGCTGATCGTGTCCTTGATCAGGTTGGTGTTCAGCAGGTAGAGCGGGATATCGCCGCGGCTGCTGGCATGTCGATCCTTGCGGCCGGAGCTGTCCGGGAAGGTTTCGCGCATACGCGGTGCGTTGCGGGTGCTGCCACCCTTCACCAGCATTACCTTGTGGTGCAGGCTCTGCCGGCGCAGTGCGCGGTAGAACTGGTAGCTGTTTTCGGTTACGCCGTCTTCACCGCCGGTATCGATGGCGGTCAGCAGTACTGGCATTTCGCGACCAGACTCGTCGGCCAGCGGGTACTTGCGGCTGATGACGTGGCTGACCAGCAGGTTCCAGTCTTCGATGTAGCCGCCTGGGTCGATGCGGCGCAGTTCGCCGTTTTCATCTTTGCGCTCGGATTTGCGCAGACTGAAGCGGTCGATCAGCCAGCGTTCGCCGTGTTCACCGTAGCCAACGACCTGCACCACAAACCGTCGCTTCTTGCCACCCTGAACGTCCACCGATCCGAACAATGCGCGGACGCCTTCCGGCACCACACGTTCGCCCAGTTTCTCGGTGCGCTCCTGCAGCGCTTCATGGCTGCGAGCATTCTCGGCTTTGCGGTACTGGTAAGGTCGGCCCCAGTCGGTATTGATCGTGGTCTTGAGCTTTTCCTGACTGCCGGTCTGTTCGTAGACCTCTTCGGCCTGCGCCAGCTTGTCGGCCAATGAGTCCCACGTCTGGAATGTGGCTGCAGGTCCTTCCATCCAGAAGGATGCGATCCTGGTCTTGCGCGGCTCGCCTTCGATCCGGCCATCAGGCGTGAAGCTGCAGCCTTCCGGCAGAAACTCGCCTTTGGCGTTCAGCTCGCGCTTCTGGTGCGGGTCTTCGATGATCGTGCCGCAGTGCGGACAGCATGGCCGTCTATGCTCGATGCTGAAGTGCTCAAGAATCGGCTGGAACCAGTCGCTGCAGCTCGGACACTGCCAGTACCAGCGCTCGCGGGTGCCCAGATTGTAGAGCGCCAGCGCACCTTTGGTCGGCGGGGCCATGTGCGGATAGCGCGGGTCGGGCTTCCAGTCTGGGTCGGTGATATCCCAGCCTGGCGAAGTCTCGACCAGTGTCATGCCGGAGGACATGAACGTCTGAGTTCGCTTGGTCGCCAGACTGAACGGATCGCCCTCGCCGCTAAGGTTCTCTGGCAGGCGGTCGTAATCGGTCAGCGCCACAAAGCGGTAATCCGAGCTCGACAGCACGTTGACCGTTGGCCACTTGATACCCAGGTAATTGCCAGCACGGAACGTCTTGTCATGGACGTTGTTGTCATGGCCGTGCGGTGACATCAGCGCCGCCAGCTCCGGACTGTTACGCAGCATCCGGTCGATGCGTTTCTTGCTGAACTCGCGCGCCTTCTCTTCCGAGATCTGCACGATCAGCATGTCGCCAGGATCGGAGCTGATGACGTATGACACCCAGCCATCTATCAGGCCGTTGGTCTTGCCGGTTCGGGCCGGACCAACGAAAACCACAGCGTCATACTTGCGGCTGGCCAAGCAATCCATCGCCTTAACGATGTACGGCGTCAGCTCGGGGCTGTACTTGCTGATCTTGCCGCCACCGTCCACCACCATCATTTTTTCGGCGGCGGCAGTGCTCACGCGAACCCGGCGCGGCGGTTTGATCAGGTTTGCAACATCGTGTCGGATCTGGCGAGCGCTTGCGGTTGGGCTACTCGTCAGGCTCGTCATCAATGATCCTCTCGTACAGCTGCTGTCTCATGCTGTCGATAATGTCTTGCACCCGGGCAACAGAGTCGGCATCGATGCCGCAGTCGCGCTCCAGAATATCGGGCAGGCTTTCAAGCGTGGTGGTGACCGCCTTGGCGATCGTGCTCATCTCGCGGTGAGCCTCTTCCACTCGGACCAACTGGCGCAGCTCCTGCTCCAGCTTTACCCGTTCGTTCTCGGACTGGTACCAGGCTTTGCGTTCGGTAGGCGGCAGCGTGTCGGGGTCAAGATCGCCAACCAGCACCATGTCTGCAAAAATGGCCGGCCCAGCATCTTTCAGGCTGTAAACGTTGGCCCCGTTACGGACACCGCTCGGAACCACGCTGGCCGCATTCAGTCGCTTGCGTACCGTCTCCCGGTGCAGGCCGAATGCCTCAGCCAGGCGCGTGATGTTCCAGGAATAGGCATCTTCAATCCTGTTGATCTCGGCCATCTCATTGTTTCCACTGAATCGCCACCTTCGCCAGTAACGATTTCAGCAACCATGCGGGGTTGAGCAAGGTGGTGGTGGCGGCCCTAGAGGCCCGAAAATTTGCCGAAAACCGCGTGGTTGCGCCTGCCCCGCGGTGGCCGGGGTCGCTGGGAGCCTCCGACCGTGCCCTCAGCCTCTTCAGTCCACCGCCTGACGCTTTGCCGGTCGGCGTTGCACTGCTTGATGAACAACTCGCATCGCGCCATATACGCGCCATACGTGCCGTCCAGGGAAGGTTCAGCAATCGTGTCAGTCCACACCCTGGGCACTGCCCGGTAAAGATACTGGGGGGTAGGTTCGGTATTGGCGCACCCGCTCAACAACATCAGGACCAATGCGAGTATCAAGACAGGGGTCTGTATCAGCGAGATCACGCAGCTGATCAGCCAGCTGACCAGCCCTCCGAGTTGCATCAGCACGTTGACGGGCTGTTTCTGCCAGCATACTGTCGGTCTGTTCATATCGCGCGCGCTCCTCGCGGATGGTCCGGTTCAGGTGGATGATGGCCTGTTCTGATTGACGGACATCAGCTTTCAGCTCGCCGATGGTTATCAGCGACCAGGCAAGAGCTCCAGATAGACCAATCAGCAGCACGGCCAGCACAAGCCAGCGGCTCACAGCCCAACCTCACACATCGACCGTTCAACCTCACGGCGCGTCACCAAACCCGGCAATGCCTGCCACTGACCATTAACCTTGCCATTCACCCATCGGGACATTTCAGCACAAGCACCTTCCTTGTCACCTGCGTTGAGTTTTTTCAGCAAGGTCGAAGTTCGGTACTTTGTCTCACCGAAGTTGAATACGAAGCTGGCCAGTGCGGCACGCTGTTCAATCGTCAGATCTACTGTGGTGTGTCTCTCAACAGCGTTCATTGCCACTGCCAGATCTTGGCGCAGCAACTCTTGGCACTCATCTTCGGTTTTGACCTGTCCCAGCTTTGCTGTTGCTGTATGGCCATAACAAATGGTCACCACGCCAACCGGATCAAGGTATGCCTCATGCTCCACACCTTCAAACAGCGTGATCATCGCTGTTGCAAGGCTGACGGATGCTGTCAGTACAGCTGCAGCTATTCGTTTCTTGAGCATTTGCGCGCCTCCCTTCGTTTCTGCCGCCACTGAGTAAACTGGTGGCGGTATTTAGGAACGAGGAGGCCTATCTGAAACGCCAGATAAATCAGGGTGATGATGGCAACCCAGTCACTGAGTGATAGGCCCAAGAGGTAGTGGGCGCTCGTCACGGCGATTGGCGGAGCAGCCTTGCCGGCTTCGACTCCAATGTCATGGAGTAGAGACTGGTTACTCATGGGATGCTGCGGTCCTTTTGGTGGCGCCACAGCCAAGCTGCAGCGGTGTGGATTTTCGCTGCAGTACAGACACAAAAAAGCCCCGCGATTGCGAGGCCAAGTTAGTGCCAACTCTGGCACGTTATACAGATAATTTAGTATGGATATCCGGCAATTGCAAGCGCAATTAGCGATTATTTCTGCGGCAGCAGCAGATCAATAAACCGAACGCCTAGGTATTCACGCCCAGTCCGAAGTTCGTTCTTGAACTTGATCTCCGTGATACCCAATGCCTCTGCCTTCTGCGCACGTCCTCGCCGGTCGGTGTAGTCGTAGATCACCACCTCATAGCGCAGCGGGTTGGCTCGATACAACTCCGAGAATCCTGCCTTGATCGTGTCGATGATCTTGGGCGCATATCGCCCAGGCATCCGATCTGCCAGTGCAACCATCATGGCATCATGAGAGCCACCACCGCCTCCGCTGGCGATGAGGCCCTGATTCTTGTGTAACTCTGACATGATTGAGCGGTAACCGCTGTCTGCCACTAAGTCGCGTAGATCGTCAGCGCTGCAGCCGGTTACGTAGATGTGTATCAGGTCATCAATATCCATCCCTTCACCCCTTCCCCTGCGCCGGCTCTGCATCCACCGGCGAAATCAAAACCAACCAGCAGTGGCAAAACGAACTCGGCATGAGTTTTCATGCTGACAGACTGCCGGAGTTTTTGGTTGTGCCGCAATATGTTACACCAGAACCAACACTAGAACAACGCCGCGAACGGCAGCGTCAGATGCTCAAGATGGAACGCATCGAGCGTGTATCCGCACCGATTAATAACGTGCAAGTCGCTACGCCGGAAGACCGCGAAAACGTCCAGTGGGCGGCGTCTAATGTAGAGTCTGTCGAATGGATTATGGCGGATAACACAATCCAGACATTGACTGCGGCTGATTTGCAGGCGGTTATCAGTCAATACCCATTGCGCAAGATGGAGCTGTTCGCGGTGTACGCCGGATTACTTGCCCAGCTCGCTGAATCAGACGAGCCTGAGCTGATCATCTGGCCTGATAACTGATATAATCAGGCTATAAGAAACGGCAAAACCATAAGGATACGCTATGCCGGACAACATCAAATCGCTGCTTGAGTCAGTACCGGCTGGCGTATGGGGGTCTAGTATTATGGCAGCAGTGCTGTCTGGGTTGCGAATATTAGGCGATGCGCAGTCGAAAAATTGGCAGCGCATGGCGATTGAGGTTCCGGCAGCTGGCTGTATCGCAACAGCGGTTGCGCTAAGTCTTGCTGAGTTCGGCGTAGGTCACGGCACAGCAACGCTGGTCGGTGCAATGATCGGGCATATGGGCACCGACTACGTGCGCGAAGTGGCGCGGCGATTTGTGAGCAAGAGGGTGGGTATGTTAACGACCCGCACGATGCTGGAGGCGAAACCAATTACGGGATAAGCAAACGCGCCTATCCTGATCTCAACATCAAGGAGCTAACCCGCGATGACGCAAAGCAGATATACCGACGCGATTATTGGGATGCAATCCGAGCTGATGAAATGCCAGAGCCGGTGGCTGTCGGCGTGTTTGACATGGCCGTTAACGCAGGCAACCGTACAGCAGTGCGGTTACTACAACGCGCTGTGCGCGTCACAGACGATGGGATTATCGGGCCGGTCACGCTCGCAGCGGTCAACAGCGCTAAGCCCGATGCGCTCGCTGTACTCTATGCTGCCGAAAGGCTGATGCACTATGCGGCTATACCAGGCTGGCAGCGGTATGGCCGGGGATGGTCTAGTCGGGTGATTGAAACGACACTGGAGGGCGTAAAATGATCAAACGAATAGTGATGGCGGTAACATTTGCGGCCACGCTGGCTGGATGCTCGATGCCTCGTATGCAGGATGGGTATCAGCTCGGCGACCT